TTTGTGCAGTGGCTGTAAAACTACCCACATTGCTTGATACACTTAATGTAGTTGATACTTCAGTCCATCCTGTTGTGCTATCAAAATCTCCATTGATTAACTCTTGATTTAAACTTAACCCATATACATTGTTGATTTGTGGGCTACCGTTGATTGGGCTTACCACGCCATATGTTGAGTTGACTATTGCATCGAATGTTAATTGTTGCGATAAACTTTGTAAGTCGACTATAAAATTACTGCCATCGAATTGTAATTGTAATAATTTCTCACTAACTAATTCGGCATATACATTACCACCATTTACTAATACATCATAATAAGTCACGCCATCATCAGTTGAGATACGCAAGTCATTTGTGTTAGATGAGATTGTTGGGAATAGTACATACACGATTTGGTCGGTAATTTGTGTTTTAATATCTACTTTGAAATCGCCGTTAGTATCTAATATTAAATCGTGATAAGTTAGCATTGCTGATTTATAAGCACCTAAGCCGTTTGAAGCATAATCAGTTGAACTAACGAATGAGCCAGTTGCTGTGTTCGCCCCTGCATATATTTCCGTTAATGTCATTTTCTTAGCGACACCATCATCATCTAATGGCATTCTTGCTAAATCATTATCAGCAACACTTGCTGCTGCGATTGGTGGATAATCCGTATCGTTACTTAAGTCTTTATCTATTTTTAACCCAAGCTCTGTGTTTGTATCACTTGGGACATTTACTACTTTCGCTTTTTCTACATCATTATATTCGTTAGTATTAGTATTGCTTTCATATAATACCTTAACTTCGGCTGCGTTTAATGTATCACTAACTTCAACGTATACACTTGTAGCCCAACGATATGTCGAAGTGTTTCCCGAACTTGTTTCATCGGCAATTACAACATATAATATTCCACTAACTCCACCTAAATATGTATCAACAGTTAAAATTGTTACTTTTATTAATGCTGTTGTAACTTCATCAACTGGGGCAGTTGTTATTGTAATTACTGTGGGTGTTGGTGTTCCTGAAACGGTATAAGTTGCATTATTGCTTGCTGTATCCGCAAACGTAATCGAACTACCATCTGTCAATCCTAATATTGTAAAGTCATAATCACCATTGTTTGTAATAGTTTTATTTGCATTACTAAATGTCAATATTGCTAAAGGTAAATCAGCATATGTTTCTACTTCCATTACATCATCAATATAACTTGGTAAATATGCACTGTCTATTTTTATTACGCCATTTAAAGGAGCATACCCATTTGCTACACCTTTATTAGCTGAATTTTCTTTTAATGCTAATTGATCACTTGTTAATTTAGCACTTGGGTATTCATCATCCGTTGCAGAACTAAACACCGTTACTTTATTTGATAAATCTTCTTTTAAATCTAATTCATCATGTACTGCTTTAGCACTTGGATATTCATCATCAGTTGAAGTTCCACTCATTGCTATGACTTTATTTGATAACACTTCTTTAAGTGCTAAGTTAGTATCGACATTCCCACCCGATATTGTAACTGCTACAAATGTTGGGCTTGATGTTGTGAGCAATGCTTGGTCTAACCAATCTAATGCTGTGCGTAATTCGGCTGCCGTTGCTGTGTTTCCTGCATCATCATCGATACCTGCTGCTAAGTCTACGATACCTGTTAGGTTAAGTGTATTAAATTCATCTTTAGTCATAAGTCCTGCTACATCACCAACGATTGCTGCGACTACTGTGTTAATATCTTCTAATTCACCATATATTTGATTAAACACTAATGCTTGTTCTTCAGGTGTACCGAGATTAAATTCATTATTAGATACCGTTGTCGCTTTAAATGTTTCATTATATACCAATGTATTATCTATTAATGTTTCATTAGTAAGCTCGTCTTGGTCTGTCCAAGTTCCTACGCCTACATCTCCACCTACTAAAAGCCACGAAGTATATAAATTCGAAGTTGTTTTATAAACATTAACATAATTACCCTCTACTGCACTTGCATATTCGCTATCTAATTCAGTAGATATAGTTCCATCCACCGTTGAAGCTGTTGCATAGTTGCCGATATAATCATCATCTGTTAAATCGACTTCTAAGCGTTGAAAACTTACTTGGTATTGTGAGGCTCTATTTGATTTTAAAATCCCACTTACACCTACGCCAATAGGGAAGTAGTATAGATACCAACCTGTTTCGCCATCACCCTCTGGCACTAACGCATCTATAACCTCTTGGTCTGTGATACGAGTACACTTGAACGCTGGGATTGGATTCACATTCGTTAATTCGAAAAACTTATTAGGTAATAATTTTAACATAACCGTATCAGCACCATATGGCGCAAGTAGATATGTTATATCAATACCGTTGTTTTCCTTAATCGGTGTTACATTTGTTAATTTTGTTAAGACTTTCGTTGTGTCGTTAACTTTGTAGATAATATTTCTACTCATTTTTATTCCTCCTTGTTGTTACTTGTCATGATGTTATATCGTTGTTGTTTATAATGTTTCTATATCTGGTCTATCTTCTAAGTTGTTAATATAAATTGTGTTTAAATCGCTATCTTCATAATTATATATCATATAAATATTATAAGGCGCTGTTGATTTAGCTAATACCCATGAACTACCTGCTGGCACTCCACCTATTGTTATTTCTTTATAAGCTGAATCTAATGCAAATGTCCCTGAGCCTGTTGATCCTGACTTACGAACTTTATCATATATCGTATGTTTAACTGTACTATCATAATAATATAATGTTTTCCCTTGTGTAACACTTAATTCTTTCATTAACGAGTTATTACTTGCGAAATAATCTCCTATTATTAGATTACTTCTATCTGTGATAGGTTGAATATGGAATGATAATCCTAATATTTCATTTGGATTCAATCCTACATCATATGTTTTACTTGATATTAACGGATTAGTTCCTACACTACCTACTGGAAATGTATTAGCTGTTGAAGTTAAATTGTTATACCAACGCATATCGAATGTTTCTACTTCTCCATTTACATCACCATAAGGAATAGGTTTAGATATATCATTAGCAAATGCACCTGTCTTAGGTATAAATTGATACCCTGCAAACTTTTGATGTTTAAATTGAGCATTAAATACTAAAGCGCCACCCATAGGTTGTTTAGTTGCACTCATATTTAGTCTTACAGAGCCATTACTTGTTGATACATATTGTGCGTTATAGATAGGTAAATCTTTTGTTATATCCCATTTTAACGCATTTAAGATTGCTTCTTTACCTAATGTTGTTAATAATCCATCATCTGTCCTACTTGTTCCAGCAAACTCTAAATATTCAGTATACATAAAACAAGATAATACATTTCTTTTTTGAATAGTAAATGGACTAACTGCTCTATTAACTTTTGTAATTGGATTTAATATTCTTTGATTTTTTGTAAGTTGATAAATAACATCCATACTACTATGATTTGCAATAACATGAATTTTAATTATCTTATACCCATCACTTGTATAGTCATTTAAACTATATAATGTGAACGGAGTATACTCATTGTATCTTATAGTAATCTCATACTTATCATTTCCTATACGGTTTATATGCGATTTAAGAGCGGTTCCGTATCTTGCTAACTCAAGTTTACTATCTTTTTGATTGTTGATTACAGTAGCATTTTTAACTACTCTATCTATATTGTGGCGTTCTACCTTACAATCCATATCTCTACTTGCTTGATATTTGAATCTAAGTTCCATTTCTTTAATAAGTTGTGGAACCCAATCTGTTGTAACATATCCATTATTTACTAACCAGCTATGAATAATATTTTCCATAACTAAGTTTTCAACTGTTGTATCATCTTCGTATCTTTCTCCTGCATTTTGAACTAAGTTATCGCCCTCTGTAAACCATAAAGAATTATTACGATATACACCTGCTTGTAATGTAGATGTTGTTCTTTCTATAATTAAGTTATCCCATTCTTCTTTTGATACTACATATTGGCTAAAATCAGCCTCTACAAAGAAACTTCCTCCTCCTGTATCTAATTCTAAATTCATCATATAAGTTTCAGGTATTTTTCTTACACCACTATCTATAATATATTTAGCTGTTAAATCAGTAAACTTAGGTTCTAAACTTCTTGGTGTAATACCACTATCTTTACTTGGAAAATATGTTGTGCCGATTTCTTCATCAGCTTCATATGTTCCATTCTTAACTTTACTATGAACGGCTAACCCATAATCCCCTATATCACTTGTTATCAATTCGCCTATGATAGCACCTATTGATATCTCAGTTGCTAAATCTCCAAAGGCTTCATGACCTATCTCGTTATCTAAACTTAATGTGGGCACAGCATTTACACTTCTAAACATATCAACAAAAGTGGTCAATAAATTTCCACCTGTAAACTCTTTCTCTGTTGCTAATGTATCTAATAATGTTCTTGTTGCTGTTGCTATTGTTAAAGGACTTGTTTTACCAAAGTTATGTGTCAATAAGATATTGTCTGCTTGATCTTCATATGTGATTTGGCTACCACCGATTGTATCGTATAGTCTGTCTGCCATTGTATATCGTGATAATTTAATAACTGGTTCAGCTAATGTAATCTTATGTTCGTATAAATCAGGTGCTAATCTTCTTGATACATCTTTGTGTATACAAGCCTCATAATCTACCCCATTTATTGTTAAAACTACATCTGCATAATCTGGATAAGGTTCTCTTTGTGCTGAATTTGTTATTGTGAATATTCCTAAGTTAAATGGTTCAGCACCATCTATAACAAACTCAGCAGGTTTCTCAAAACCTATAGATACTGTGCCTATTGTTATATCAATCATAATATCCACCTGCCCCAAAATCTATCAATGTTCCTCGTTCTAATATTCTTCTTTCATTTTGCACATTATTATCGTATATATTGACCAATGTTGAAACAGTCTTAGATAATGTATCGGCACCTATTGCTAATAAAGCTATCTCAGGTTTTAAATATGCTAATACACTTAACCCTGCTAATCTCGTTGCACCCTCAACTGCTCTTTCTATTTCACTATTACCTGTTTGCCCTATTGCTGCTTTAGCTACTGTGCCAATAAGTTTAACAGTATATACAGTTGCTATAGCTACACCACCTACATCTCTTAATGTAAGTTGGTCATTTAATGCTGGGTTTCCTGCGTTGCTTTCTGTTTGAACTGGGCTTTCACTAAACCCACCTTGTTGTTGCTTTGATACTGTATGTTTATATTCACTCATTAAATATCAGCCTCTATCCAATCAAACTGGAATATTGCAATACCGTTAGCAGTTCGTGTTCTTACACCACTTGTTAATACACCTACATATTCGAATGTTTGACTATCGAATGTAAACTTCATATCAAATAAAGTTGATTTGTCTAATTTATTTTGTGTGAATCTTGTTATTGCTTTATCTATATCTGTACTATTATAAAACATTCTTATATTATCATTAGATGTTGTACTTGATACTATACCTTTAGCTAACCCTGTTTCATTTGAGAATATCGCATTACCAACCGTTGCAAAAGTATCAGTATCTAATCTAAGTGTTGTATAATCAGTTGGTGTCAATATTTCAGTATCAGTTATAATAACCGTACCTGTCCCTAAGCCGACACCTGTTGAGTAGAATCTTACTCCTACTGTGTTAGAACTCGCACCGATTGATACAAAGTCAGTTGTGCCTACTGTTATAATTTGATACCATTTGCCTACTACAATCGAAGTAGCTACTATTGGATGGAATTTCATTTCCCATTTATCTGTGACTTTCCATATATAACCATATTTAATAGCTGTTAGATATACATTGATTTTAAATCGTACATAAAAGTCACCTCTGTCAACTGGTACAGCAGGTTGTTTTTCACCTCTTGTTGTCTTAATAGATACAGTATATCCATCTAATGTGAATTGTTTATCATCAAAAAACGCATCTCTAAACTCATCCATAACTGTCATTATTTCAGTTTCTCGTGAAGTTTGAAACATTATCTGATATTGCGCTACATAGTCGCTTCTGTCCGCTGTATGAACGCTTGGTGTTTCTGTGAAGTATTCCTCACTTACTGGTATAACTGTCTTACGCTCAAAATCAAATGCACTTAATGTGGAACTATCTATTACATACGGACTACCTTGCCCAAATAATCCTATAAGATAACCACCTTGAAATAGCGTATCTTCTGTATTGTCATTTAATTGTGTGACTACTTTTTCATACATTAACTTTTTAAACATCTTTAACAACACCCATTTCCATCAATAATTTATTGTTATTCTCTAACAATATTTGATCGTTCTCTAATTTGTTATATGGAATATTTAATTGTTCACTCCATACGAATCGTTGTATTTTGCCATGTGCTTTCCTACTTATGAACCCTTTGTTTTTATCTATAAACGCTTTTGCTCTAACGGCTGGGTTTTTGCTTTTTGCTCTCCAATAATGAGTAAAACCCTCCTCTTGATAGATGATATAAGGTACTGCAACTGTATCATACATACAAACTAATTCAGTTGGTGTTTCATAAAATGTCGCACCCTCTCTTGCCATATGTCCACTTGCTGCAAACTCCACCATATTTCCTACTACAATCTCGATTAAGTCTACTAACTCAATCTTAACCAAAACTCCTTATATGTCACATTTCTATATTTATTTCCTTTTTCCATATATGGTCGTTCATCAATCTCAACGATAGAACTGAAGTCGCTACCATTTGCATTGTGTATAGGTGTTGGAGTAAACGCTACTCTATCATTAGTAGAAAAGTCTAATTGTGTTGTTGTTTTAATTACTTCTTCTGTTCCACTTTTATATTGATTTGACATTGGATTAAATCTTGTTTTCTTGACTGATTCTTTATTACACCAAAAAGGAATACCCTCAACTTCATATGTCGGTGTATTATCTGTTGTTATGCGTTTAAACAAGTATGCGATATTATTCTTATATAATTCTCTTGGCATTAGTACCCTACCTCATATTCATCTTCAGGCACCATTCCTATCATTTCACCGTATACTAATACTTGTGCTTGTTTAAGCATATTTGTTATTGATACAGGAAACTTAACTTCACCCATTAAATACTTTGCAAACCAATCGCTATCTTGTTCTAATTCAATCATATATGTTAAAGCGTTAATAATTGCTTGTCTTTCTCCAAATTCATTATTGAATATCTTATAATGTATTAAATCTTTATGTTTACTATATTTAGGTTTATTATTATGAAAATTATTAGTATATAAACTATGTAATACTCTACCCATTTTTTCTAATGTCTTTTCAGGATTAGACCATATTGATAATAATCTTTCATATCCTGTATACTCAATTAACCCTGCTTCACTTAAATAGTAAAAATGTTCTGTTGTATTATACAATACATATTCATCTGTTGTTATTGCCATTGTGTTGCCTCCTTTAATAAAAGAGGGCAGGGTATTAACCCCACCCATATTTTAGTGTATATTAAGCTGCTGATGTATCATGTATTTTGATTAAAGCTCTTGCTGCGTTTGTTACTTTGAATCCTGCTACGATTTCTACTTGTGCATTAGTACCATTAAATGTATGAGAATCAATAACTCTTACTAAGTCAATGCTTGTAACGATTGAGAATGCATCATGATCATACATTACATATTCTAATAAATCTCCTGAAGCCCAAGTAATTCCACCGATAGTTTGACCATCAACTGCTGCTGTATCTAAATTAGCATATTCAAATACATTCATTCCTGCTACTCTACCTACAACACCATTTGCTACTGCACTATCTCCAATTACACCAGTTCTTTGGAACTCGCTTGATTGTAGTAATAGTGAATAAGTTTTAGGTGTTACTAATAATGTGTCAGGATTAGCTTTGTTTTCTACTAATTCTTGTCTACTTGTAACGATTGAATCATATACTGTATCTGCTGCTAATACTGTTAAAAGATTATCTGCTACTAAAATTGAAGTAGTTTCGATTAAAGTTGTAGCTGCTGTTAAATTCCATGCTTCTTTAATTTCTCTTGTTGCTAATTCTAATTCTGCTGCTGCGATTGGATAAGCTACTGAAGCTGCTGTTGCACCGTAAATTTTTCTTGAACGGTTATATTGCTTATTCAATATGATAGTAATTAAACTATCTTGATTGATAACATCGCTGAAATCAGCACCAGGTGCTGTTGCAGTAATAACATCAATACTTGGTTTATGAACGAATATTTGACCTGCTGGTCCTAATTGATACTTCGCAGTAAATGAGATTCCTGGTTGGAATACATTGCCTGCGAATAGATTTGGTTCGACTAATGCCGAATACTTGTCATCTGTATAATGACCTGTTGATGCTGGATATAATATGTTTGCCATCTTTGTTTCCTCCTATTATTTTATTTGTGGGTTATAGTAAGGATTATCCTTCCATTTTACAGCGTATTGTTCTGCTTCCGTTTTTCCATTTGGGTTTCTATCACCATTGGCTTGTGTTATACCAAATTTAATTACTGATTTAGTTACGAATGTCGGATATTTTTTAACAACCTCTGCTAAGTTTTCAGGATTGCCACCAGCTAATTTTAATGCATCTTCTAAATTTTCTTGTGATATTCCTAACTCACTGGCTTTTAGTTTACTATTGAAGTCTAATCTTTCTTTTTCCCATGTTGTTTCTTTACCTTTTAGTAAATTATACTTTTCCTGCAATAGTTCTTGCTCGGATTTATGGTCTGTTTGCCACTTTGTAAATTCACTAAGTTTTGCTTTTAATTCTGCTGGTTCAAAAGCATTTAATCCATACTCTTCTGAGAGTTCTCTTAATGCTTCTACTTTACTTTGTTTCTTTAAATCCGCAGCCTGTGTTTCGGCAATTACTTTAGCCTCGTTTTCTGCTATTTGTTCAGGTGTTAATTCTGCCATCTTTGTTTCCTCCTTTTAAAGTCAGTACGACTATTTTCTGTAGAGTAGGCTACATTCCTTTTATAATATTCGCAAGTCCCCCTGCAATAATTCCGTTATTTAATAATGTATCTTTTGCTACTATTGTTGAAAATATATTAACATTCTCTATATCTATTAAAGTTGATAATAAATGTGAGATAATTAACGGTTGTATTTTTCTAACTTTTAACTCTTTGAATAATTGTTCATCTGTTAAATCTATATCTCCTGCAAGTGGTAAACTACCTACTTTACTAAACGCTACATTCTTTCTTCGTAAATTAGCCCATACCCATTTACCTTTGCTTGATGATGTTAATAGACTATTGAAGTTCTTACCTTGATTAGGATATTTATATATGCTTCCATTATGAAATCTTATATATAAATTATCTTTATCTCGTTGACCTGCTGATACATTACTACTAAAGAATGGTGTATAACCTTTTTCTTTTAATGTGCGTTGATCACTAACAGGTGTTTTAATTCGTTTATATTTGTATTCTGTCTTAGGCATTATTCTTCAACTACTATTGGTTTAGTTGGTACACCGTTATTTAACATCTTACGAGCTTTATCTTCAGGGATGTTTAAGAATGTCATAAGCATTTCTAACGCACCCTCGAATGTTAATACGCCACTATTAAAGCTATCTACTATTGCTACTGCTGATGTTATTTGTGCGCCATTTAATAATACTTCTTCGACATTTTCTACTTCATCTTCAATAACTGGTTCAGTTTCTATTACTTTGGTATCTTCTACAACTTCTGTTGCAATTGGAACTTCTATAATAACAACACCATCTTCTTTTAAGTTGTCTATATCAGTTAAATTTAAGTCTTGTAGAGCACTTGCTTCTGCTGTGCTTATTGTATCTATACCATTTTCTAATTTAATTCGAGCTGATATAGCAAATTGTTCTCTTTCGGTTTTATCTTGATGAACATACTTAACACCAGTTAATATATCCCATGATGTGTTTATACCTAATTGAACTTCTGTTGTTCTATCACTCATTGATTTAATTATATAATCTTCAAATGTTGATATAATCTCAAATTCAGGTATATTACCTACTGTGAACTCACCATCTAAACTTTCTTTCATATCTTTAATCATTAAATGAAATTCTAAACTTGTTTTAATAAAGTCTTCTAAAAACTCTTTCCATAACTCAATTTTCTTGTTTCGAGTTCTTATAGATACCTTTTCTCTTTCTTGTTGTGATTCACTACTTGCATCTATACTCTCTAATCCAGTTACACCTATTGTTAATGGACTAAATCCTGCATTGTTAATAACTTGTGTAATAACCATTTTATATGCTTCTAAATGTTTATCTATTCTAATATCACCTTGTTCGTACATAATCTTTTGTTTATCTACATTTTCACTTGGACTATCTGCATAGATAATATGATTAACTTTGAACTCATCAGGTGTCATAGCTTGTCCTGATTTATCTTTTGGTACATATTCTTCAGGGAAGTATCTTACTAATTTACCATCTCTAAATTCTTGTATCATTGTAGATTGAATTTCATCTATTGAATCAAATGCACCATATGATCCTGCATAATCACTTTCTCCTAATGAACTATATCTAAATTCACTATTAGGTAGCTTGTTAGGTTTATATAGACTTAGCCGTTTAAAATAACCTTTAAAGCTAACTCGTTTTAATTCTTCAGTTTGTTCTAATTCTGTTACTGCAACTTCAGTCCATTTAGGCTCTGCTTCTTGTTGCCCCATATTATCAAATTGCAACATTTCTAATTTATAATCAATATATGAACCTACTTTATCTACTCCATACATTTCACTTAATCTATATTTGATGTTACCTTTTTCATAATATACAAAGAATATATCTTCTATGATTCTTCCACTTACTATTACATTAGTATAGTTTTCAGGTTGCCATGATTCTATGATAGGGTAATCGCTTAACAATGGATTGTGTGTTAGTTTCCATGCTACGCCACCACTAAATGATTCGGTTTCAATACCTTTGCTCATTAACAATGTTATCTTATTATCTTTAAGTAAAGCATCTAATTCTTCTTGTAATTCTTCTTCATCTTTACCCTCTACTTGTAACTTGAATCCATTACCAATAATCAAGTCTACCATTTTCTCGCTTATTAACTGTGGTAATCCACTATGTATTTTACGGAAGTTGTCATTCTTATTAGCCCAAAAGTAATTTAACGATTCACTTTGTTGCCCATATCTATAAAACTTTTTAGCTTCTTTTCTATAAAAGTATGATAGTCCCTGTTCATCTCCTGAATACCATATACCATTTTCTAATATTCTTCTTGTCATTTGTTTATCGTTATAAGGATTGCTCATAGTAACTAATAATGGGTTATATTTCATCTCTGTTCCAACTCCTTTGCCATAGTGTGATATTCTTTTATCTATCAATCGGTTAGCCCAATAAAGCGGGTTTACTACATTTCTTATTCTCATTATTAAACCCTCCTATTTTGGGTGAGTTATTTTATTTATCTTCTTTGAATCCATAATGTAATCTTAATACTAAAACTTGCCTATACGCTGTCATAGCACCTCGTTGCTCATTTAATAGCTGTT